CTCCCTCTTAAATCAGCATTCTCGTCGTTGAGTTTATCTGCACTTTCTTTCTTATTGATCGGAATGAATCGATCAAGGATTGCACTGAACTTGTCAATCAATCCATTAAATCGTTCAACATCTGGTTCTGCAATAAGTGATTGACCTGTTTCTCTTCTTGTTAGTTCTGTTAGTCTATCTTCTGCTGCATCAGCAGGAGCACCACCTAGGGCAAGTCCCCCAAGCAATGCAGTCGCACCTAAAGCGACACCAGCTCTACCACGAAGTCGCGGCAATTTCATTTTGGATCTCCCAATATTGTTGGTGGTCCCTGTCAATGGTGTGGGATTTGCACCAACGTTTTGTTTTGCACCCCCCATTATACCACGTAATCCCAATGCGCCCAACCCAAAACCAGCACCCTTTTCCAGAATCTCTGGTGCCATCGACAAACCAGCAACACCCAGGTTTTGGAATCCTTGCCCAACCTTACCTTCACTGAAGGATTTAAATGCTGCTGCTCCTGCAATCAGGGCAATTTTAGATCTTAAATCAAACAATCCTACACGGAGATTCTTAACTTCTTCCTCTTCATCCTTGATAAGTTTCTTTTCCTTATCAAATAGTTCTTTCTTAGCTTTAATGTCTAGGGCAACTCTTTTTTCGATTGCTTCTAGATTGCCATTAACTTTCTCCATCTCTAAGACGACCCTACCAATCTCACGGATCGTCTTAGGAGATACTTCTTCTGACTCTTTCTTCTTTATACCTTCTAACTTTTCTGCAGCAAGCGACATCCTCTTACGAAGAGGAAGAATAGCACGTTCCTGGCGTTCAGGATCCGCCATCGGAAACAGTTTAGATTTTGGAATTACATCCCCAGTAATCCTAGGCATTTTGTGCTTGCGCTACTTCCAGACGTTGTTTCTCAAGGTAGTTCATAAGATAGTTAATGTAAATCTGCCGCTCCCAGGGCATGAGATTTTCAATCTCTGTCAAACTCCAGTTATGATACTGTAGGAGAGCAAAGTTAGTCTCGAAGTATTCATCAAGACTATTATGATATAGCATTACGCGAAAAAACTAGACAAACCCTCAACAACAATCACAGATTCAACCCCAGTATTAGGGTTAGTAATGCTAGTTGTATAAGACAGTTTAGGCATTGTTGCAAAGAAGTTTTCAACTTCCTTAAACTGTGCTGAGTTTAGTTGCTCGATAAAAGAAGTCAACTCTTTATCGGTACAATCACTTGCAGACCAGGACTCGTCTTTAGTATAGATCTGATCGATACATGCAACAACAGATTTAAATGCTTGATCGATTACTTCTTTATCAGTCTCTTTAGAGATTGCAAAGTTATTATCGATAAACTGCTGCATTGATGGATATTTGAACTGAATGAACAGTCCTTCACCAAGATCAATGGTATCAGTATGACCTTCTGGGATGATCAACTCAACATCAGAAATGTTGATCTTAATAGGAACTTGAGTTTCACCATCATCCTGACAAACTGCAATAAGTTCTACAGATTCGCCAACAGATTTTCCTCGGATGTTCAGGAAAAGATACTCTAGTTCGAACGTAGGAAGTTCATCAACCTTGACACCACGAGATAAAATGCATGACTTAAGTACATCTTTAATCGCAGAGTTAATCTGCTTTTTATCACCACTTTCTAGAGCAATCAGAAGAACTTTTTCTTCCTTAACGAGAAATGGTCTGTACTTAATATTCTTGCCTGTAGACAAGAGTTTCAACTCATATGAAGGTGTAGAAACCTTTGGTAGTGGCATAATATTTAACGTCAGTGATATATTTATAGGTTAGTCTGAGCCTTATATCTTCGAGTAACATAGAAGTCATAGGCGAAGGTAACTGTTGTTTTTAACAGTGCCGCATCTCCATATTCAAGCGGTGCAGACACGATATTCGTCGGGAAAGCATTCTTGATAAAATATGTCATCGTAGATGGAGTAGAAGACTCCGCAGCATTAATACTAATCTCCTTAAGTCGATCTCCCCTATTCAAGTATTCGTTAGGAAAAACAGAAACCTGCATCTCACACTTATACTCCTCAGGGTATCTCATTCTACGATATGCTGCAGCATCATTGAGCGATGAGGTAATATATGCATTACCGTCATCAATACTATTGCCCACCGTAGTTTTATTACTAAAGTTTACTGGTGAGATGAAATCCATCCAACCATCAAATACTGCATTAGTATAGTAATCTTTTTGAGTATAGTATGTCAGATTGATCTGTGGATGTGCTCTGTATGTTGCATATGAAGTCTTTACACCTTGACGGAGACCAGAAATCTCCTGTGTTTCAATAGAGGATCCTGGCAATACTGCCTCACTACAAAATAGCGAAAGATACGACCCAATATCTCCACCACTCTCGAATCCTTGCTTTTTAATATGCTCCACTAACTTTCCATTAGCGGTATTAAACTTAACATAAACATCATACGTATTAGTATACGCTGGAATGATATTTCCAATACCACCTTCAGTCCCGCCGCTAAGCAGAACCTCCGTGGGTAGTCTATATCTACCAGAGTTCATGATGTTTGGGACGTTGTTCTCCGCTGACATCTAAATAGTCGATATTTATATACTATGTATGTCATACAAGGGGAAGTTTAAACCGTCTCACCCCCAAAAATACAAAGGTGATCCTACGGGCATTGTTTATCGATCTCTATGGGAACTTAAGTTTATGAGATATTGTGACTTGAATGAACGTATTCTAAAGTGGTCATCTGAAGAGATTGTCATACCGTATAAGTCTCCCATAGATAATAAGTACCATAGATATTTCCCAGATTTTTACATCAAATATGCTGATAGAAGTGGGAAAGTGAAAGAAAGTTTGATAGAAATCAAACCGGCGAAACAAGTAAAAGAACCACGAAAACAGAAAACACGGACTAAGCAATACGTTGCTGAGGTCTACGAATACGCCAAGAACCAGGCAAAGTGGAAAGCAGCAAAAGACTACTGCGAAGATAGATTATGGGAGTTTCAAATCTTCACCGAAAAAGAACTTGGAATTTAAATCCCAACTACCAGAATCAGAGATGACATCCGACATCACAGTCGGTAATCTTATGATGTTTAGATACGAAGCAAAAACTGCTCAAGAACTTCCATATTACGACAAATCTCCTTTAGTCGTCATGGTTCTCGAAGAGAACGAGGTCTTCTTCGGTACCAATATACATTACTATAAACCAAAGGATCGCGTAGGAATCATAGAGTATATCCGGGAGATCAAGGAGTCCGGAGTCGGAGATTACAAAGGGTTCCTCTTCGGGTCGGCGGGGTTCCATAAATACTTGAAATCTAATGTTAGAAGTTTGTTTTTAGACGTGGCAGCATCAGAATGGGAAAAAGCGGCACTGCTGCCCGCTGAAGAGTTTGTAAGAAATCTAGGGGGTGCAGAAATCTCCATCAGTGGTAGGAGCATCTACAAATGAACACTTTCATTCAAAATAGACCCTATCAAAAGTTTCAGTTTGAATATAGGGGAAGAAAGTATAGTGGATTCTATCGTCTTACCACTAAAGACTTTTTAAGACCATTTGCCATCTTCGACGATAGCACGCCCGCTAATGTCTTTGAACCTAGCGATGCCAAGTTTAAAGAACTTGCAAAATCCAGTGGTTACCTACAGGATTTTCAGATAAGTCTATCAATGTTAAAGGCACAAGTCAACAGCCTAGGACTAGCAACCGAAGCAAACCAGTACGCTAATCAATCTGGTCAAGGTGCAGTTTGGACTGCAACTGTACCTTATATTCCCGGAACTCCACAAGCTCCGAACTTTACTCCACCTGCTCCGCTTGCAACTCAGAAGAGAGAACCAATTGCCACGATGGCTTTGGGAGGATTTGATCCAAAACGAGTTATCAGTTCAGCACCTGCACTACCGGATTTTGATAAAGCAAAAGCGTTAAAATATCCGATTGATGCCTACAATCAACCCCAGTTTTCTCAAGATCATATGATCATTGAGATGTTTAGTTATAGTCCTCCACAAGAGAACATGTTTGGATCAGCAACTGGTCGTGGTAGTAATGTTTCTTCAGGATTTCTAATTAACGGTCTTCGAAGGAATAATAATATCTCAGAGTTTCGTGGACTAGTAAAACTACCAATCCCAAATCAGCTCGCCTTCACAAACGGAGTGAACTGGGGTGCAGATAGTGCGAACGCTTTTACTGCTGCTGCCTTTAACACTGCAACCAATGCGGCACAACCGCTTCTACAGGGTAACTTTTTCGGTGCAACAAAGGAACTGGCGAACGATCTACTTAGCGGTGCTGCTAGTATCCTTGGTACGACAGGTACAACTGGTGGAACAGGAACACTATTAACAGCACTTGCTGCAAAATATGGTCTAGGTAAAATTGGCATTAACGTTGATCCTAACCAGTTTATTGCTCGTGCATCTGGTAATGCAATCAACCCAAACTTAGAACTTCTATTCAATGGTCCTAAACTAAGAGATTTTGAGTTTAACTTTGAGTTTGCTCCAAATGGTGAAGCAGAAGCAACAGAAGTTAGAAGAATCATGAGATTTTTCAGACGTGGAATGATGCCAAGAAGAGGAGAAAATAACGATCTAATCTTCCTCGGTTCTCCTGATGTGTTCCGGATTCGTTATAGAACTGGAAATGAACGCATTCGTGGTCTAAATATATTCAAAATTTGTGCATTAACCGAGTGCACGGTTAACTTTGCTCCACAAGGGGAGTATCAGTCATATAAAGATTCGAAGGCAGGATCTCAACCCGTTTTGTCATCAATGACACTCAATTTTACGGAGTTAACACCAATCTTTGCTCAAGATTATGATGCGGATGATGGTAAGGATCCATCACTCCAAGATATGTTCCAAGATTTTGGTAGCCCAGTCAAAGGTATAGAACCTCTAAACAGCGAAGACATCGGATTCTAATGGCATACTTCGACCAGTTTTCAGATCTACTGCTCCAGTCGTTTACCGACAGTCGTACTTCCAGCACCGATTACGTAAAAGTCAAAAATATCTTCCGTCGTGCTAAGATTCGGGAAGATCTATTTCGTAATGCTCTTACTTTTGGTCAGTTTACGATTGTAGGTGATGATAGACCAGATACCGTTGCTGAAAAAATGTATGGAAGGGCAGATTTAGACTGGGTAATCCTATTATCTAATAATATTCTAGATGTTCGAAATGAATGGCCTGTTACACAGGGAGATTTTTATGAATATCTCTCTGCTAAGTATACTGAGAAAGAACTGACAGAAGTGCATCATTGGGAAACTCGCGAAATCAAAGATCCTGGTGGAGATCTACTTTTGACTGGTGGGATGATAGTTGATGAAAACTTCGCATTTTCGTATACTTACGATAATATCCGAATTTCGCTTGCAGGTGCTGGTTTGGTAAAATCGGTATCTAACCTAGATTACGAAATTGCTCTAAATGACAAAAAACGCACGATTTTTGTTTTAAGGAAAGAATACCTACAAACGGTTATAGACGATTTGCGAGAAATCATGACATATACCGATAGTTCTCAGTTTATCGATAAACGCACTAAAAAAGGAGTCAACTTGAGGATTTTGTCCCCTCGTTGACCCCTGTAGGAAAAAATTGCCGGGATTTTTTTCCGGCAATTTATGAAACTAAAAGTCGATTTTGCTCACTCTTCAGCAAGTCTTTGGAAGTATGACAGTGCATCGTCATCATCACTGGAGTTGCTAGGAGTGATGTCGGGTGCATTGAAACCCTTGTCAACCACACGCTCCTCTTCACGCTGTTGTTGGCGTGACTTCATCACAACCTCTTCCTGCTCATCAAAGGTGTCAGGATCAACACGACGACTGGTAGCACTGGGGTTCAGCACAGCGTTCATACGCTTTTCCAGTTCCTCGTAGGTC